TACAAACCTGTAATTGACACACAATTCACCGTGAGACAGACCCTGGATTTAAAAACTCCAGGGTTTTTCTTTGCGTTAAATATCTACAATGAAAATCTTATGCCGCACACTGTTTGATTGCACAGCCACTGGTGTAACTGGACACATGCGAACCAATGACTTTCCGTTTGTAGATGCAGCTGGGCAAACAGTGGACAATACCTTGGCATGGCATCGCAGCAGAAATCAACAGAGAAATTACGAAACACTGATACAACTGATCAGTTTGAGAACGCAACCCATGCATGTGAGTGCTGCCAAGCAAGATCAACAGCACTGGCAGTTTTGGTTTGAAACCGAAAACGAAAATGTGTATGGTTCTGCACACAACGTTTTTGAAAACCTGCTGCAAGATTGTGCTGGCGTGCCCATGGTCACCAATTTGGGCGAGAAACAAAGTATCAATGCTGTGATTGAAACTGACGGTCCTCGACAAAACATTTGGTTTGAAGCTATAAATAACTGATCATGGTTGACACAACAGACATAGAAAAAAAGAGTCTTGAAGCACACGTGGAATTGTGTGCCGAAAGATACCGAGCACTGGAAACAGCCCTGGAATCTGTAAAAACTGATGTGTCTGAACTCAAAGAAACTGTGCATGAAGTGCACGACAAAGTATTTGAAATGGCCGACCAGCGCAACACTCAAATCATTGGTTGGGGTGTGGGCATCATAGGATTTTTGACTGCATGCCTTAGCTACGTGATTACTCAGTATGTGTTGAAATGAATCAAGATCATAAATTAAATCGTTTTGCAGAAAAAGAATTGCTGCGCAATTTAGATCAATTCATACTGCAAGATGATGACGGCACAGTGGTGGCGTTTGGGCAGTATCTAATAGAACGCAGCCGTTGTGGTTTTGCAGTGCGAACCCGTAGTGACAGTGAGTTTGAATTCAGCGACCGACGCACCGCACTGACATGGTGCACTCTAGACAAAATGCGTCTTTATACCGAAGCCTGTCAAGTCATGGCCTTGGAGCGCAAACGCCAGTTGTTGGAAGCTGATATCAACTGCATGCGTAGCACCATACGCAAAGTCAAAAACCATGACTTCAAAGATACTTTGCATGCCAAATTATCTCCCAAGATTGGCCAGCACAGAGCCATCATGGGCGAATTAGAAAAATTGGCAAATCGAGCTAAATATCTACAAATTAAGGGATTCTCAAATGAAACTGCAAGAACTATCGGCTCCACGGCCAAGTAAGCAAATCGCCAAAGTGTTTGAAAGCTACTTTGGTGATCGCATTCGCTTTGACCAGCTCAACGCCAAACAGGCCCGTATGATGCTGCACAAAGTGCGCGGCATCTTGGGCGAGCATCGTGCAACTTCGGCTCGCCATCACAGTGAAAAGAATCCACAGTATTTGCAACTGGTCATGATGGAACAGGCTCTCAGCAGCCGAGTTGCCGAGAACACTATACCTGTGCCCACTGCTGGTGCAACTCCGTCTGCTGGCGCAACAGGGGCTGCGGCCAAGCCCGTTGGTGCTGTCAAAGCTGCTGTGAAAGATCCCAAATTGGCTGGTGCTCTAAAGAAAAGTGCAGCTGGTCAAACATTAAATCCCGAAGAACAAAAACTCGTGGCCGGCGCTGCCATGATGCAGGCCGAAAGTCGCTTCCGCCGTCTCAGCAAAGTATTGAGCGAAAGTGAAGTACAGCAGGCTCAAGTGGTTTTGGCCGCACAAGACATGGTTGACAAGATGCAAAGCATGTTGGAAGATGTCAGTGAACTACAGTTCAAAGAGCTGCCAGCCTTGGTTGATTCAATCAAGAATCAAGTAGGCATGGAGCAAGCCACTCAATTCAACACTGACGCCACTGCTGCTCTGGCAGGCCTGTTGCAAAACATTCAAGGTGCCAAACAACAAATGGATGCTGCTCTAGGTGTTGTGACTGGCCAAGCTCCACAAATGCCTGCTGTGGGTGCACCCGCTGCTGGTGCTGACATGGCTGCTGCTGGTGCTGACATGGCTGCTGCTGGCGGAGACGCCGAAGCTGGTATGGATGCTTTAGATGCTGCCGCTGCTGCTGCCACAGACGAAGCTGAACCTGAAGCCGAGCCAGCTGCTGGAGCGTTGGGTCGCGCCAAGCGATGAAAATCAGAGAAGCCATTGGCGACGTTTCACCAGACCCTGAATTGTTGACCGGGCTGGTGTCTTTTCTCAATGGCCGAGCTGAAGATACCAATGCTGCCAAAGAAATTAGCCAGGATGCTTTTATCAAACTGGCTAACAATCTTGACATCAGTATTGCCAAACAAAATTTGGCAGACGTAATCAATCGAGAACCACTCAGCAACGTATTAGAGCCACTCACCCCGGGCACCAATGATCCCATTAGATTCAAAGGCGCCGGCGAAATCAATGTGGCCATGCCTGTGAACAAAGCTCAAGACATTGTGGCCAAAGCAGCCAAATCGGCCATGAAGCGCGATCGTGGTGTGTGACCAATTTGGGTCAACAAAAGATTGCTCAAAAACGTTAAATGTAGTATACTGCTAAAACAAAGGAGTCTGCTATGAAACAATTGATTGCTGCCTTGCTGATTGTGGCTAGTTCTGTTGCTTTTGCGCAACACCGCAACCCCTACGGTTATGCCACTGGCACTTATCCACAGCGTCATCATCACTACCATCACCACCACCATCATCGCGATCATGACCTGCGCTGGCTTGCTCCGGCTATTATTGGCGGTGTAGTGGCCTATGCAATCACTAGACCACCTGTAGTGGTTCAGCAGCCCCCGGTGATCATGCAGCCTTCAGTTATCATGCAGCCCCCGGTGATCATGCAGCCTGCCAATGATGTTGTGTACATTGACGGTGTGCCGTATCGCAAACAACTGGTACTGATTGATGGACACTATCAAGAAGTTTTGGTAAGGATGTGACATGGCCTATTCTGAACGAGTGATTGACCACTATGAGAACCCACGCAATGTGGGTAGCTTTGACAAGAACGATAGCGATGTGGGAACTGGCATGGTGGGTGCACCGGCCTGCGGTGACGTTATGAAATTACAGATCAAGGTCCAAGATGGCATCATCACAGACGCAAGATTCAAAACCTATGGATGTGGATCTGCGATTGCGAGTTCCTCTCTTGTTACCGAGTGGGTTAAAGGCAAGACGCTGGACCAAGCCGCAACTATTAAAAATTCAGAAATTGCTCAAGAACTCGCACTGCCACCAGTCAAAATCCATTGTAGCATCCTTGCTGAAGACGCGATCAAAGCCGCAGTAGAAGATTATCGCAAGCGACATGATCACAGTAACTGAAGCAGCCCGCACCAAAATACAACGACTGATCAAAGCCAAAAACTATGCTGGCATCAGAGTCGGCGTGAAAACCACTGGTTGCTCGGGCCTGGCCTATGTGTTAGAATATGTTAGTGAATACCGGCCCGAGCCTGATGTAATAAACTATGCACAGCCTGATTTTGTGATCCTGGTGGATCCCAAGCACGACGTTTATCTCAGAGGTCTGACCATTGATTATGTACGTCAAGGCCTTAATGAAGGTTTTGAATTCAGCAACCCCAACGAACGCGACCGCTGTGGTTGCGGAGAAAGTTTTAGAGTTTAATGATAGTTCAACGATACAATTATGCCCCCTTGGACAGAACCACAGTGGATGGCAAACGTCATTACTGTTTGCCTGATGGCAGCAAGGTGCCCAGTGTAACAACAATTCTTGATCGCACCAAACCAGCCGAAGCTCGACAGGCATTGGCCAATTGGAAAGCTAGAGTAGGCGAACAGCGAGCACAAGAAATTACCACTGAAGCGGCCAATCGTGGCACACGCATGCATGCCTATCTTGAGAGCTACATTCTCAGCAATGACATGAAACCGCTGCCATCTAATCCGTTTGCACACCCATCTTGGTTCATGGCAGCCGAAGTGATTTTGCAAGGGCTACAGCATGTGAATGAGTTTTGGGGCACAGAAGTTCCAGTGTTTTACAGTGGCTTATACGCTGGTACCACTGACTGTGTGGGTCTATGGAAAGGCGAGCCAGCAATTATGGACTTCAAACAAACCAACCGTCCCAAAAAGCGTGAGTGGATTGAAGACTATTTTTTGCAGTTGGTTGCCTATGCAGCAGCTCACAACGAAACACATGGCACAAAAATTCGCAACGGTGTAATTTTAATGGCCTGTCAGCCACGTCAATTGA